CCATCATCGCTCTGTAAATATGACGATACAATGTACATTGGGTCTTCTCCAAAAGGTACAGTCAACATCTTCTTTTTGTTAGTCGATGTGTTAAACCATACTTCCTTTTGTTTGTTTCTAAAAGATAACAATCCTTTGTCAAAAAACAACTGAACATTGGACTGTAGCTTTAACATAGGGTCGTTAATCATCTTTAAGAACGTATTAGGGTCGCGCTTAACAAAGATTAATATATCTCTACGAAGCTCTGCCGTGCTCATTTGCTCTGTATTTCTTCCAAGCAAAACTCTTGATATGGTCTCTACCTGGTCTACAGAAAGCTTTCTGGCTTCAATAAGAGCATCTGCTTCTATGTTTAATTGTTCAATCTCTGCTGCTGCATCTTTTTCTTCATTCACCTCAATAAACTTTTTACCGTTTAGTGGGTGATAATATAAAAACTCTTGCAGTACAGGATTTGTTTTTGGAACTCTTAAAAAGCCATCAACGAAATCAATAGGCTCTCTAACTACTTGTCCATCCTGCTCATCTTCAAAACAAGATTTTTGGTTAGGAGAATATCTCAACACTCGGTTGATTCCTTTGTCTTCGTCAAAATGTAATAAGGGTTGTCTTCTTGAGCCTCCCGAAGGTAATAAGAAAGATATCGGAGCTCTATCTCTAGTAAGTTTGTAGACCTTGTCTACTAATGTGTTTTTTTTCATTATATATAAATTTAATTAGATTTAAAAAAAAGGGAGGCGATTAAACCTCCCTTGGTAATAATACTACTCTTGGAATAAGAAGAAGTTGTTTGCACCTAAAGTACATACAGCTCTCTCAGACAAGAAGTGTACTTCCATAGCATCTAAGCTTGAAGTAGCAGCACCGCCAGCAGAACCTGTAATCCAAGTTTTGTAACGTCTGTCTTCAGTTTCAGAAGCTCTGTATCGAACATGAAGGAATGGTCTCTTCGCATTCTTACCTAAAATCTGGTCGTATACTGTAGTAGAACCAGCTGGTACTAATAGTCCGTTTACACGGCCTGAGTTAGCTCCAGTAGGAAGTCCCCCACGCATAGTTGGGTCATTTAAGTATTTCCAATCAGACTTGTAGAAGTCATATCCTCTACGGAATCCAGTGAATCCTAGGTTTAATGCCATGTCTTTGTCATTGTCAAATAAACCATAAGATGTTCCACCAGCTCCATAAGAGTTCTGAGCTGCTAACATATCATCAATATCAAAGCTAAATTCTCTATCAACGAAAATTACATTTTCTTCAATAGAACCTTGCTTATCTAAACGCGAGATTACTGCATCAAAGTCAGCTAGTGCAGCTGGGTTTCCACCGCCCCACACATTTCCACGATTCTCAACTACATAGAAGATACCTTCAGAACCTTTGTTCCCTACATCTCCTCCAGCTGCAATTGCTCCTGACGCAGCTTCTGCTGGTACAGCTTCAATCATTGCTGTTTCTAAATAGTCGTCAAAACGTAGACGAGTTTCGTGCTCTGATTTAAGATACCATAAGTATCCAGATGCTCCGTTTTCAGTAGTTACTTCTACCCATCCAATTTGTGCCATGTCAGACCCGCTTACAGCGTATTTGTCTTTAATGATAATTGGAGAGTTATCAAAGATAACGTCATCAGCTTCTAATGAGCCTACCATTCCATTAGTTCCTTTTTTAAATTCAGAACCATAAATAAATACTGTTCTTGTAAGTCCAGTACCACCAACTTGTCCAGCTGCTTCATAATAAGCTACGTCAAAAGTACCTGCTGCTGTATCTACAGCTGTAACAATACCTTTGTTCATTCCGCTTCCTGCATTATCAGAAATAACAACAGTCTGTCCTACTCTAATTGCAATGCTTCCAGTACCAGGTACTAACGCATCACTTACAGTAATAGTAGCTGTATCAGCAGCTGCTGCTGCTCCTGAAGCACAATTGGTATATTTAGTGTGTAATCTTCCTTGCTCTGCCCATTTGATAAGGTCAGAGTTAGAAGGCATCTCTGCTCCTACTAAACGTAAGAAAGATGCAATCGTGCGATTTCCATATCGCTCAAACTCCTTTTCGTATGTATCAGGTAAATACTGATTCAAGAAATCAAAGTTTGTAATGTAGTTAGTTGCCAAAGGCACCTGTTCTGCACTCGGTTGTAAAGCAAACCCAGGGGTTGCTTGAACTGCTCCTGCCATAATAATTAATTTTTAAAATTTATTTTCGTTTAATACTTCTTATTTTTAAGCCTCTCCCCGAATCAGGGTTAACTGACTTAACTTGAAATCCTCCCTTATTAGTTACTTCAGGCGCTCTACGCTCGCTCATATTTATATTTTTAGTTTTGCGTATTACATCTTCCGTAGCCTCAGACTTGCCTTGCTCATAAAAGAACTTGGCAAATTTGTCAGGATTCATTGCGATTGATAAAGCTCGATGGTATCCGGCAGCATCCTTAATTAAACCTTTGTCATCCAAATACTTATTAATAAAGTTCATCGGAGTTTCTTGAGTTTTTTTAATTGTCTGCGCATCACCGGGAGAGAAGGTTACTGTTTTGTCGTCAAGCACGAAATCAAAACCTTTGAAATCTTCAGTAAAAACTTTATCGGTTTCTTTTAAAAACCAATCTCGTTTTGCCTCACTTTCCTGTTGTTGAGTTTTAACAGATTCTAAATATTGCCTGTACTCTTGAAGCTCTTCATTGTTGCTCTGAGAATCAACAGCCGGTCTCGACTCAAGGGGCTGCTTGTATAATTCTTTTTGCTCATTAAAAAACTTCTTTGCTTTAGCAATAGTTTTCTTTTTTGCTAATTTTGTTTTTTTAATTACAGATTCATCATCTAGTTCTTCATCCCAAGAATAATCCTCCATTAGAGAATCAATATCTTCGGGGTCTAAACCTTCGCCTTCTGTAACTGTCAAATACTCTCTTAGCAAAGAATCAGGATTCATAGCACTAAAGTCTCTTTGTAATTTTACATAGTCTTCAATACCTCTTCCTGTTTCTTTTTTATACTTAAAGTAAGCCGCAACATCTTCTGGAAGCTCTTCAGCTTCTTCTCTTGCTGCGCTTAATTCATCTAGTGAATTAATTTCCTTACCATATCTTTTTCCAATATATGAAAGAACGTCTTGTTCAGATAGCTCGGCTGGTTCTTCAACTGGCTCGGGCGTATCTTCAATTTTTTCTTCTTCTGTTTTAGAAGTGTCTTCTACGACACTCTCTTCAACAAAATCCATTTTTATCTGAGGAGTCTCTTCTGTTGTTTCAAAAGTTTCATTTAACTTTTCCTCATGTTTGGCAAGAAGTTCTTGCTCAACCTCTTGCACTGACTTTTGCTGCGCTTAATTCATCTAGTGAATTAATTTCCTTACCATATCTTTTTCCAATATATGAAAGAACGTCTTGTTCAGATAGCTCGGCTGGTTCTTCAACTGGCTCAGGCGTATCTTCAATTTTTTCTTCTTCTGTTTTAGGAGTGTCTTCTACGACACTCTCTTCAACAAAATCCATTTTTATCTGAGGAGTCTCTTCTGTTGTTTCAGAAGTTTCATTTAACTTCTCCTCATGCTTATCAAGAAGTTCTTGTTCAACTTCTTGTATTGATTTTTCTTCAACGGCATCTACCGCTCGTACTTTTAATTCCATTTAATTTAATTTAGATTACAAATTTACTTAAAATTTTAATGCTCATTATCGAGGTGAAAACTCAGATAAATCAAAGCCATCTAGGCTATCTTCATTAGATTCAAAATTCTGTGGAGGTAAATTATTTTTACGTTGTGAAATCAATTTACTCTGCTCAGTATTTTGTTGACTAATTCTATCAGACTTAGCTTTCTCTCTTGAATCTTCTCTATTTGATAAAGACTGCTCGGTCATGCCATGCAATTGTAAGTTATAATTAAACTCTTGTTGCATTAATTGAGATTTAAGCTGCGCTTCTGCTTTTTGTTTTTCAATTTCAAAAGCTATTTCTGCTTGCTTCACTTTCATTTTAGATTGCGTTTCAAGTTCTATCTTTTGCATAGCAACTTGTGCAGACATCTCTTGAGACTTGAGCTGTTGTTGAGCGGTCATTGCTTGTTTTTGCATAGCCATTCTTTCATCACGCTCCTGCTTGGCAAGCCTTTTAACTTTTAATAATTGATTGGCAAGTTTAAGATTTTTAATCTCACGAATATCAATGGCATCCTCAAGATTAATATCTTGTTTAGATAAAGCCATCTGTATGTTCTGCTCAAGCATAGCTTTTTGCTCTTCGTCTGGAGACAATTCTATAAACACACCAAAATCATAAATATATAGGTCTGATATTTCACCAAGTATACTTACATTGTATTTACCAATCTTATTGATAAAGTCTTCCTTAAAGTCTGCATATTCCAAAATATCTGCGATACGATAAGTTAACGCTTCCGCTAGACTTCTGTATATATATAGACTACCATCTAATATATGTCTTGTTGCAGTATTTGAGTTTAATGCAGCTAACTTCTGAACACCAACCAAAGCGTCTGGAGATGGTGTAGAACCGTCTCTCGCTTCATTTAAGCCTGTTACAGAGCGTATCATATCTAAGTAATGGTTATAGTTAGCTATAAGCATTTGTGTCTTAGAAGCCCCAGAACTGCTTGTGAGTTGTTGTATCGGAACTTTACCTTGATTGTATTCTCCATCCTGCGTGTAACTTCTACCCACTACACTACCTGTTTGGAAATATAGTCTTAATGCATCTGATGGGTCGTATGCTGCTCCTGTACCCAGGTCGACTTCATTAAGTCCATCTGCATCTATATAGACACCATCCGGTACAGTTCTAGCAATAACTTGTTGCAACTTTAAATGAGTGACTTGTATTAAATCAGCAAAAGGAATCATTCGTCTTACTAAAGACTCAATAACTCCTTTATACATTCTTGGTGCAACAGCAACATAATTAGGTAATGCGTGCTGAGAAGAAGACTTTGGTCTAACCATATTCTTTGCAAGCTCCCACTTCAAAAGAATATTTGTTCCCATAACCATTACTCCATCATACCAAACATCAATAGTTTTTTCTATTTTCTCGAACTTTCCGTCTTCCATCATTTCTTCTGGAGGATTAAAAGTATCGTCTTTTTCTATCATCTTAGAACCACCGCCTTCAAGTATTCTTTTCTTATAAACCATCTTCTTAGTGGTCTTATAATTAAAATACATAAGCGTACAAGTGTCTCTATAAAAAATATCATTCTCATAAAACTGAGCGACATTATAATAGTCATACCAGCTCTGGCTATATTTAGATATCTCCGCTAAGTCTTCACGAGTTAGGCTAGGGTCTATCTTCAATAGTTCAGCAATAGGTAAAGTTTTAATCTCACCCCAATAGAAACAATCTTTAAAGTGAGGGTCTTCAGTGTAGCTGTATACAACATTAGCTGGGTCTACATAAGATATTTGAACTCCAGCTCCAGGTAAAAACTCGTGTTTTGCAACAGACATACCTACAACGGTAGAGTCATAGTCTAACTGTTTACGAATATCATCATAGTGATTTTCAGCAAACATAGTGTCGATTGCCTCTTCTTCTGCAATCTCAATTGCAGGCTTATAGTTAAGGTTCATGTAAAGAGACAGCTCCTCATCAGACGATGGAAGTTCATCGGGGTCCATAATAAATGGGTCTACACCCGTCTGCTCTTGTATCGTAGTCAAGATATCTTTAGCAGCCATCTGGCCCTCTATCATATCTTGATACTTACTTCTTTTAGCTTGTGATAATGCGTCTTGAGCATAAGCTTTAACCTTAAACTCTCGGTCTTGCATACCGTTAACAACTATATCTACAAACTTTGGCAATATAGGAACTGGAGTCCAATCTAAGTTTAGATAAGACAAGTCTCCATCTACTGCAATTTCGTTTTTATATTTGGCTATTGATTGCTCTCCTCTTGCGTATAAACGCAGTCTGTGAAAGTCTCTCCATTGATTGTAGTATCTACACTGGTTTCCATCTTTCTTAAACCATTCATATTGAATAGCCTGTCCTATCTGTAAACCAAATTCGTCAGTTGCTTTTTCTGCATCAGAAACGAATTGACTTGGAAAGCCTGTAGATGCAATGTCTATTGTAACATCCTTCATCTATCTTATTAATTCACTTAAAGTTCCCTTATTTGTATACCTTGCAAAGTTAAGGTTTATTTTTGATTGTTTTTTCTCGACCTGATACATATGCCTTTGTGTAGCCATAATCGCTAACCCAGAACTAATACTAGCATCAAACTTAGTTCTATTACTTATATCAAACTTTGCCCAGTCTTCTAAAGTCCTGGTAAACAACATATTTCCCATATCCCCAGACTCTCTAAACTGTCCATCAAAATCTATTCCTACATTTTTTTCTATGTAAGATTCAATTGCAGCAGCATGAGACTGCTTTACATCCTCAGAACTATTGGGTATACCCCCTAGCTCTTTCTCTGTTTTTGACAACTTGGATATATGCTTATCTGGCCTGTTCATTGAAAAACCTCTATATCCCCTGTTCTTAAAATGATACAGCAGTCTAGGTTTATTATTCTCTACCAGTATAGGCATACCATAAAATACACACGCCATCAAAACTTCTTCAAAAAATATCTCAGCTGTCTGTGGTCTAGCCACATACTCTAAGAAAAACTCATTAGCAGGAGCTTCCTCCATACTAAACTTTGTCATTCCATGTAATGCTCCATTAGAACCTCCACCACCTACAGTTCCAGATATGTCGTATGAGTCACATCCAAATGCTCCTATATGGTCGTTGCCTGGAAACTTAATACCTCTCCTGTCAATAACATTATTCTGCAACCCTTTCGATGGTGTCCAACTAATTAAAAACCTACCTCTCTTATCAGGGCTAAAAGCCACCTTAGTATCTTTGATACCATTCTGCCAATAAAAGTTTCCTCTTGTTAAGTGATGCTCTAGTATTAAAGAGTCGTTGTAGTCTATCTGCTGGTATATCTTTGTAAGATTAAAAAGAGAAGATTTACTCTCATCTCTAAATGCGTGTGACTCTGTTCTTGGAAACTGTCTGTAAAATTCGTTCAGTGCATCTGCATCTGATTTTAATGAATCTACTTCAGCTTGCCAGTAGTCTATAGCTCCATTGGTAATCCACTCTCCATCAACACCTTTGCATTTTTCTTTGGGAGCTCTAAGAACAGGCTGACCATATATATCTATAAAACCCTCCATGTTCATTTCCATAGGTATAAACAAACTATACATACCGCTTTTAGTTTGTCCGTTGGCGTTTCTTGTACTTACATCAGAATCTTCATAAAGCTTTTTAAAATTACTGCCACCCTTGTCTAATGCATTTGAGGTAGAGCCCATTAAGCACTTGCCTATTATCTTACTACCCAGCCTCAAACAGGTTTTAGTAACCCTCCAGTTGTTAAGTATATTGTTCGGTTTAATCCACTTGCCGCTCTCATCATGAACTAAGAGCATAAGCTTTTCTCCATCATAAGAGTTGTCGTCTGTATTCTTCCAGTCAATAGTGGTGTCAAGTCCCGTAAGCTCATCATCAACACTATCGTACATATTTTTCTTTGTAATCTTAGAGGCGGGTATCCTAAAGGCGAGTTCAGTTTTTGGTTTATCCATACCATCTTGTATCGGCTTGAAAAAGAATGGAAGTCTGTTAGATATAGGAACTACTTTATCGGTAAACATTTTTTTAGAATCCGCTCCCGTCTTTGATAGTATTCCTACCCTAGAGTCTTTTGCCAGTGTCCCTGCGTTCACACACTCTGAAGAACCCATAAATGAAAACCCTGAGCGTCTAATTTTTAGGTATATCATTCCAAAAGCTCGCTTATCAGCTTTACACGCTTCCCAAAAAATATAAAATATTCTGTTAGCCTCTCTATAATCTGGATACCCCACATCAATTGCTGACCATTGCAAGTACATATAATGTGAGCCAGTAATATAAGTTGGCTTACCATTATTCATAAACCAATGACCCTCCTCTCTACTGTCAAACTCAGACTCAATATAATCTACCCACTTTGATTTGAATGCAGTTGGCATTTCATTCCACTGAAATATAGAGTATATCCTAGATAGTTCTTTAGGAAGTTCTTGTCTTTCCCAATACTGTTCTGATTTAGTTTTAGACCTTGAGAAACAATTTTTAGGAGCTACAGGCAAGCCTATTTTTAGCCCTGATATTTCTACAACATCTCCGAGCGCACCATTTCTAGAAATACAAACAAAGTCATACTTATCATTGTATCCATACTCCCAGGTCTTAGCTCTGTTTTTATTAGCCAACACACCTTTAGGTATGTATCCATCTAAAACTTTATAGATACTACTTTGAGCGTCTTTCTGCGAATCCTTGTTTTGTTTCAACTTTAGCGTCTGTGTTATTTGATAAGTTTATATTCTCCTGCTCCTGGTCTATTTTGTTTAATATATCAAAAGCGTCAAATACAGCTAACTTTTTTGTTGCTGCTGCATTTTTCAATCTGTCTGCCGCCAGTTCATCTTCTGGGTCGTGCTTAATAATATCTTCTTTAGCAACTTTGATAAGCTGTTCAACAGCTTTTCTTCCTGCTTCAATTATTTTTTTCTTTAGTTCTTCTGATTTCATTTTGTTTTATTGCATTATCTAAATGAGCTTTCTCCCAGTGCATTCTATAATCATAACCACCAGTAAATGTTTTATCACACTGACTACATTTTATAGTGTGTTTCATAAAGACATTGTAATGTGGTGGTCATACATTCTATATAACTTTTGCCCATCTACATTAAACTCATATTCAGTATCTGGTCGAAACGTAACTAGGTCGCCTTCTTTTATGCCATGCTCCTGTAATGTTTTATTTATATATTTCATTTTACCCATGAGCGGCTCTTCGGCAAAAGGCTTGTGTATATAAGATTCAGTAACAGGAACTGGCTCTACAAAACAATACTTATCATGGCAATGCCATTTATTGTTTTTGTTATACATATAAAACTGATGATTGTCCACAAAAAACAAATCATCCATAAAAAAACTTTTACCGCTTTTTTGCCTTCCCTGCATATCATAATAATACTTAAATACATTATGATGCACTAAAAGAATATCTCCTGGTTCTATATTTCCCTCGTATCCTAAAGGAGTAGAAACTACAATAGCTTCTCTATTAGAAGCCATGTGGTTTTCCTCTGAGGTACTGGTTATAAAATCAACACCACCTATATCTTTTGAGTTGTTATATCTTTTACCCTTTGTGGGTTTTACTATAAAATAAAAAGGAGACCTCATTAAAAGTTTATATTATATTCTACAGAAATCGGCATATTTGAATTAAACTCTTTCCATAAAAATATTTCATCCGATTTTTGAATCCATATTTTTATTGAGCCTTTCTGCTCGTCTTCTTTTATTAAATGAATGCTGTGAGAACCTCCGAGTATTTCTTGTCCTACAATGTAGTGCATTGCGCTAGACTTATAGTCCGTGCCTATAGATATCTTTCTAATTTGCATTGTATTAAATTTATTAATACAAATATAACGATTATTTCCCTGGAAGTTTTACGCCTATCTTATCTGCCGTTCTAGCGCCAAAGTACCCACAAAGGACCCATGTGAGAAGAGAAGCTGTATCGGATGTTTCAAGACCCATATACCATCCTCCTACATACGCTCCTACTAACACAATTAAAGTTAATGGTCTTACATTACGAGCAAGCCAACTTTGACTTCCAGAGTCTGCAACCCAGCGTCTAGTTACGCCATCTATCTCTGCGCGCTCTAGTCTTAATTTTTCAAGAGCTATTCGCTTGTCACCTTCACTAAGTTCGTTGTTTCCACTGATAAGCTCTGATATAACATTCCCTGGAAGTATAGCATCGCCAACAATACCTAATATCGAAGGCGCTTTTTCAATGAGAAACTTACCAACACCAGTTTCTTTAAATGGTTTTTTAGATTTG